ATCATCCACGACTTCCAGACCACCGACAAACTTCAAGTGCTGGTGATGCAGCCCCAAGCCTCGGCACACGGGATTACCCTAACTGCTGCGGACACGGTCGTGTTCTACGGACCGCTGATGAGTGTTGAGATGTACCTGCAGTGCATCGCGCGAGCTGACCGCAAGGGGCAAACGTCCTCCAAGGTCACGGTGGTGCACATCCAGAGCAGTCCCATAGAGGTGCGTATGTTCAAGGCCATGAGCGGTAAGGTCGACGATCACGCGCTGTTGGTCGGCATGTTCGACGCGGAAATAAAAAGTTGAAGGAGGGGTTGCATGTGCTGAAGAACGGCGTATGATTGTCAAACGATTTACAAAAACACACAGGAGAAATCATGAGCGACACAGCTCAAGGGGCGTCTGTCCCCCTCGATAAACTGGCCCGGACGTATCGCAGGATGCAGGCCAAGATTCAGGAACTGACCAAGGCGTACGAGACTGAGATCGAGACGATCAAGGCGCAGCAGGACGCGATCAAGAACGCTCTCAAGGATCAGCTCATGTCGCTGGGCGTGAAGTCGGTCAACACCGCTGAGGGCACCGTGATCCTCGGCACCAAGACGCGCTACTTCACGCAGGACTGGGACTCCTTCAAGGACTTCATCAAGGAGCACGATGCGATTGACCTGCTGGAGAAGCGCATCGCCCAGACCAACATGGCCACGTTCCTGCAAGAAAACCCCAACCTCGTACCTGCCGGGCTGAATAGCACGTCGGAGTACACGGTCTCGGTTCGTAAACCCTCGAAGTAATCTGACACCGCCGGTTTAGCTCAGTTGGTAGAGCAACTGATTTGTAATCAGTAGGTCGTGGGTTCGACTCCTACAACCGGCACCAACTACACAGGAGAAACGCAGTGAGTGAAGACCAGCAGCAGTACCCATCAGCAGAAGAGATGCTTGATTTTAAGGAGATGCGGCGCAAAGACCGCATCTCTAGCCTTGCCAAGGAACTTTTTGTCCACGCTGTCACCGCAGTCGATAAAGACGGACGCTCTGTTCTTGGGCGCTACAAACTCGTAGGTAAGCAAGGTGATGTTATCGACTCTGCAGATGCGGCCCTCAATCTAGCGGCTATTTATCTCGAACAACAACAGGAGTATTTCAAGTGAGCAACATCGTTCAATTCAACCCGACCCAACTCCCCGCATTCGCTCGTACCGGTGCGCTGTCTGAAACTGCCAAGGCGCTGGCTGGTGGTGGCGTCGGTCAGACGGGTAAGCGCGTCAGCATCAAGGGCGGTGTGTTCCGTCTGCTGTCCGCCGGTAAAGAAGTTGCCGCAATCGACGAGCGTTATCTGGACGTGGTGATCGTGAACGCTGCACCCAAAGTGTCGCGCACCTTCTACATGGCGCAGTACGACAGCGAGAAAGTGACAGCCCCTGACTGCTGGTCTGCCGATGGCGTGACCCCGGCCACTGATGCGAGCAACAAGCAAAGCGACAAGTGTGATGGCTGCCCCCAGAACATCCAGGGCTCTGGCAACGGCAACAGCCGCGCCTGCCGCTTCCAACAACGTCTTGCTGTGGTGCTGGCGAACGACATGGAGGGTGACGTTATGCAGTTGGCGTTGCCTGCTCAATCTATCTTCGGTAAGGAAGAAGGCAAGAACCGTCCGCTGCAAGCGTACGCTCGTTATATGACTGCGATGGGCGCAGGTCCTGATGCAGTTGTTACACGTCTGCGCTTTGACACCAAAGCTCCTGTGCCTAAGTTGTTCTTCGAAGCTAAGCGGTGGTTGTCTGATGATGAATACGCCGTAGCTGTAGAGAAAGGCCAGACGCGTGAGGCAACAAACGCCATCACGATGACGGTATCTCAGACTGACACCAAGGTTGTATCGCAAACCGAAGTTGCAGGTACAGCTCCCAAGGCGGTAAAGAAGGCCAAGCCAAAAGTTGAGGAAGATGACGGTGACGAGCCAGAAGTACGCAAGGAAGCTGTCGTTGGAAAGAACGTACCCAAAGGCGGCTCTGATCTGAACAAGCTCGTTGATGCTTGGGACGATACAGACGACTAATTAGTAAAGCCCAGCCGGCGGTGGCGCGAATAACACCGGCAGCGGGGGCCAGCTTACCCTTTCGTTGAGTTCACCTTAAGTTAGTGACCCCGCACTTTTACAGGAGATCGTTCATGCCCTTTGATGGAAAAACATACGACCCAAAACGAGACAAAGATCGGCTAACCACACAACTCTACAACGTATGGAAGTTGATGCGTGATGGACGTTGGAGAACCTTGCAACAAATCTCAGAAAAAGTTTACTGTCCTGAAGCAAGTGTAAGTGCGCGACTGCGTGACTTTCGCAAGCGCAAGTTCGGGGGACACACAGTAGAACGCCAATACGTCAAACGAGGTTTGTTTAAATATCGTGTCATACCAAACGAAGATTACTAATGCCCTATTCACCTACCGTTACTGACAGGATAATGAAAGCACCCAAAACGCTGGGCAACCAGCTTGGGCGCTATGCTGTTCATTTAGATATTCCTGTGACTTTGATATCAAGTGCGACAGGCGCAACGCGACAGACCGTTTACAACTGGTTTTCAGGTGGAGAAGTACTACAACCCTACCGCGCTGCTGTCTCATCGCTTTTAAAAATAATGCAAACTTCCGCCACGTTGGAGGAAGCACGGAGAAGAATATGTTCAGCGTTCACCCTTCCAACTTAAGCGATAAAGAACTTGTCCGCTATGCAGACATGATGCTTGCCGAGGGCAAGCTACCTGTTGAGTGGCAAGAAGAAATTATCAAACGACTTGAAGATTTACTAAACCCTTCGCTAAAACAAGACTGGCGCTAATTCATGGGGGCGCTAATGGAACCGTTAGATTTTCTAGCGGCGGTACTACCGTTCGCTGAAAATTATTACTGCATTGCAGAGTTCGACTCTCGCAAGAAAGAACACATCTTTGGCAGTTCGTTGGAAGAGCTTGCGGCTAATGCTGCACAGTTTGACCGCGATGAGAAGGATGCGTACTTTGCTTTAGCGGCATACAAACACTCTGGCGATCGTACAGCAGAGAACGCTAAAGTCATGCGTTCGTTTTTTCTTGACATTGATTGCGCAGAAGATGGACCCAAAACCTACGCAGACAAGGAGACAGGCTTAGCTGCGTTCAATGCTTTTCTTAGTAAGACAGGATTAGATAAGCTCGGCTTGCCTCTCGTTGTTGACTCAGGCGGGGGCTACCATGTGTACTGGCCACTGACTGCTAACGTCGATATAGCTACGTGGAAACCTGCGGCTGAAAACTTTAAGCGCCTGTGCAAACAAGAAGGGCTGCGGATTGATTTCTCTGTACCTGCTGATGCTGCGCGTGTGTTGCGTGTGCCCGGCACTACTAACTGGAAGCGAGTCAGAAAGTATGGCATCACGCTGCCAGTAGTTGTGTGGCAGGAGCCATCGCCAGAGGTATTTTTATTTGATGATTTTGCTAAGCTCGTCCGTGAGAATCTCATAGACATACCTCCAGTAAAAGACTTTGAAGCGATACCCGGCAAGAAGCCCACGCTGCCAGCAACAGCAACCACACTCAAGCTGTTTGAGAACTCAGCGACATTTTTTAAAACCATACTTAGTAAATCAACGAAAGGGGAAGGCTGCGGCCAACTCGTACACTACTTACAAAACGCCGCTGAAGATGGCATGGAGCCGCTATGGCGCGGCTGGCTATCAATCGCAACGAAATGCGAAGACGGTGTTAAAGCATCAAACTTTCTTACTGAACGTCATCCATACACTAAAGAGCGCATGGCGCAGAAGCTGCGCGAGATCAAGGGTCCGTATCCATGCACTAAATTTGATAGCGAAAACCCCGGCATCTGCACAGGCTGCAAACACTTTGGCAAGATAACTAACCCACTAGCGTTGGGCAGGGAGGTGCAGGTTGAGGTCGAGGAGAAAGTTATACAGGTTGTTAAGCAGCCTACTACTCCCCATGAAGAAGCAACGCAGGTTACGTATGTTAGACCGACAGCGCCGCGTGGTTTCTCGTATGGTAAGACGGGCGGTATCTATCGTGAGGAAACAGCGACAGATGAAGAGGGTAATAAAGTTACAACGCAACGGATGATCTTGCCGTACGACCTGTTTGTTATGGACATACTAAAGCCGATTGATGGCGACCACACCGTTCACATGGTGGCGCTGCGTCCTGAAGGTGCGGTGGATATTTTGTTTCCGCAGAAAGTTGTTATCGGCAAAGATGAATTAGCCAAAGCCCTTGCAGCACAGAACATCATCGCAGCTTTCGGTTCAGGTAACGACGCGCAGTTGTGGATGTACGTGCGTGGTTGCGTTGAGAACTACAGTTCGGGTCGTGGTGCTATGGGTGTGCCATCTAACTACGGCTGGCAGAAAGACAATACGTTTGTTCACCATAACTTAATTTACGGTGCTGACGGTTCGATTCGCAAGATACCTATGCCGGGCTTGGAGAATGTGTTTCATGCCACAGGACGCGATGGTACGTTGGATGGTTGGCGCAAGCGTTTTCTTTTATTGGCTTCGTCTACTTACAACAAACCAGAAGATTTACACCCACTACTAGCAAG